TTGCTTTTTAGCTGTACACCAGAAAAAACCGGCTTTAAAGCCGAGGCGTTTCCTGGCACTTTCATTTTTAACCTTGTAGTAAAATGAATATTCTTCCTGCTTAATGCTCATTGTTTTTTAACCTCAGTTAAGATTAAAATCGTTTTGCCAGTGAAAATCCTCTCCGGGTGCTCACTGGTCATGTCTCTGGTGGTGGGTCTGGTCGCTCACCTCAGCATCGCCGGGATGTAAAGCCGGGGAAGCGCCTGCATTTAATGCAGGCTTTTTTCCTCTGAATCTGAATCCTCAGACATTGCCCGAACTAATTCACAGGCGGCGGCCATTTCTGCCATCGCGTGGATAGCTTTTTTAGGGACTTCTTTCATTCTGAGCATCATGACTGCGGCCGTAATCGTGGAGTCCCATGCTCCTTTTTTTTCATCTGCATATGCTGTTATGGACTTGTTTGTTGAATATCCATCTTCATTTCTGCTTATCTCGTATGAGTAACCAATAACAACTGGCATGTTATTTTCAACGCATATCTGAAATATACGGTTGGTGAGTTTTTTGAGTTCCTGTAATACAGATTCTTCAGGTGTTTTATTTTTCATTTCTGTTTCCTTTTTCAGGGTGAGTGAGGCCCTGCCATTGCTGGCATAGTTTTATTTTTTCAGTAAAGGATTAATTAAAGCTCATGTGCCATCTGGTCATATTCGGCACATCGATTACTACAATACTTTCTTAGTTCCGTTGTATGGATAACACCCCGCATAAACGTAAGTGGTTTTTCGATACTCTCTTTTTCATTAACCTCTTTTTTGCAAAGATGGTAAGCGCATTTGATTTTCATCACTCACCTCATATACCTAAAGGATTACCAAATGGATTAAGGTAAATTTCCACGTAATCCACGTTAATCCGGGTTTTTTCAACCGCCGTTGCGAGATATAACCCGCTTTTCGTGTTCGCTGATGCACGCCAGGCATGGCCTTTATGTTTTACAATTGTGCCTGGAAGAACGTCCCTACGTGGAACTGATTTCGTGACATCGTGACGTGAAGACATTATTTACACCTCCTAACTTTCATGGTCAGGTCCCCTGTGTTCATTTGTAAAAAGGGCGGCAGCGCAGTAAGGGAAAACTGATACCGCCAAGACTACACACAGCAATGTTACGGTCCTAATCGCAACCGGAAGCGCACTATCGCAGGGGATTTAATGACAAAACCAGTAAGGAGGTTCTGCGTAGTGCGCTTTCGTGTTGTTTTCCCGGTTGCTTCCGGGGCTGATTGTCCCAACTATTCGAACCGTTGGTTGCAAGAGCAGCAGCTTCTTACATTTACGGAGTTCTGTTGTGTTGCTACTTATTTGCTGCATATGCCAACATTTTTATTCCGGGTGCTTACCTGTGTCCGGCGCACATTCCCAACCTGACCCGTTGGGAACTCCACTAATAACCAACCCGTGGAGGGTAAAAATATGGCTGTTACAACCTGTCCAAAATGCTCATCAACTTCTTTTGAGCTAAAAACCAATTCCGCAGTGAAAAATTGCAGTCACATTATTCACTTCGTTCAGTGTGCATTTTGCGGGGCGGCAATCGGCATTCTTAGCGAACGACATTCTATTATTATGGAGGCGGTAGCTAAGACAGTTGGTGTTCGGTAGAGATCCCCGACCTTCTTGCAAAACCGCTTAACTCTCTGAATGAATTAAGTGTTTTATTAGCCAACCATATGCGGGCCTCAGTGCCTGCATTTGGTTCTACCTGTTGCAGGCGTTTTGCATCCTCCAGAAGCATGGCTATAACGTGTTTCAGTTCTGTCTCGTTCATTACGTGGCCCTCTTCATCCGTTTTACGCCCGTCGGCGGAACGTTTACCTGTCGCGCCAGCTTTGCTGACTGTCCCATCCGTTAGGGTGGGTTGCTAAGTTAAAAATAACATCGCTATTTTTATTGTCAATATCAATGTTATTTTTATTTTGTATGGGCAATAGAAAGAGAGGGGGATACGTCGTGAGAGGCATGGTGGCAAGTAGCAGGTAGGCTATTAATGTGATTGAGGTCGTTTTTGAGGAAAAATATAGGGTGAGAATAATAACCATTATTGATAATCATTCTCACCTCTGCTACAGATCAAATGGGGCGTTTATCGTTGTGTCATTGTTAAGACTGATTATTTTTCTGAGCCTTGATCCAGCGAGCAACGAGTGCTTCCATTGTTTCTTTTTTCTCAGTTATTTCGTTTAGAATTTTTTCCTGCTCTTCTTTAGGAAAAGCGTTGAATACTCTTAATAGCGCTCTTTGAGTAGGGCCAATCCTCATTTCGTCAGGAGTCGAAATCTGATCTGTTTCTTCGGGTGGCAACATAAACCAGTAGAATGGATAACCTGTAATTTCGGTGAGCTTGTCAAGGTTTGCAGGATTGGGGGCTGCTTTTCCGATGAGCCATTGTTGAACCACCTGCGAATTAATGCCCATGCGTTGGGCCAGCTCAAACTGGCTCCAGCCAGTTTGTTCCAGCAGTTTTTTCATTCTGTACACCGACGTAGCCATTGCCCCACTTTGTATATCAGTTTCAGGCTGACCAGCATCCTCTTCACTTGAGGTTTCGGGAGTGTATTTGCGTGCGACATTAATCAGACCTGTCATATCAGGTCTGATATCTTCAGGAGAAACCTTCAGTAAGGCTGAAAACTTCAGGACTGTCTCAAGGTTTAGCGGTGTCTGGGCATTCAGGTAGTGGCTGACTGCCCCCTGAGTTGTAAAGCCCATCATTTCAGCAGCTCGCTCCTGAGTAAGTCCTAACGAATCCTTACGAGAGTTCCAGATTTCTTTTAGCCTGCGTGCAGCTTCAATGTCTTGTTCAGATAAGTTTTTTCTCTTCATACCCAACATTCTAATAGTATTGCTAATCGTTTTGAAATAGCTTGGTTATTTACATATAAAAATAACTATGTTATTGATCATGTCGAAGAACAACGAGGAACACTTTAATGAAGCTTGGTGAATATTTGAGGAATTCTGGCTTAAGTCAGCGAGATTTCGGCAATAAAGTTGGTGCCAGTCAGGGGATGGTTAGCCACGTATTGAATGGCAGGGCCAGACTAACTGGCAGAAACACGCTTTTATGGAGTAAGAGTACCGGATGGCGAGTTACGCCACATGAGATTGATAGCTCTACTTACCCCAACCCTACAGACGGGCTCCCTCCTGAAATACAGGCTACCGTAAATCAGTGCCGGGAGGTTGATTTATGATAATCAGGCACGAAAACATCCGGTGTGCGCTACTCGCATGGGCGGCTGAATCCAGCCAGGAGTTTGTTGCCAGTGCAATTGCGGCGGCCTACCTCGATCTGGGAGGTAACGAACTCCCGTTAATCCGTATTACAGATCCGGTTAGCCAGCGTCATGAAAGCTGGCGTAACCAGCAAAATATATTTCATCGCTGGCTGTCCGGCGAAACACCGGAACAGTGCCGCAAAATTCAGCTTTTGCTTCCCGCCATATCTGAAGAGATCCCCCCACTTCTGCGCCTGAGAATGGAGTTTGCCGACTCGGTTGAATACCGGGCTGTTATTCGTGCACGGGAAGAACTCAATCGCGCATTTGACGATCTGCTGCGTGCTGTTCTGTCCAGTATTGGCGGTGGTGGCAGACACACTGATCACGCTCGCGATGGCCCCGCTACTTTACGGTAGGGATAGTCCGTAGGAAAAAAAGGCCGCGAACAGGGCGGCCTTGAACTCTTTTTCAAAGGAGAAGAAGAATGATTGATTTTTTAAACGGTAGGGAAAGCCAATGTCCGCAGAACTGATGATGTCAAGAATCGAAACCTGCCTTATGCACTGCATAGCTTCTTCTGGCGCTACCGTCGGGTGCGATATTTCTTTCACAGCAGAAGGCGAGAAAGTCATCAATATCGGCCTTTACTTTAACGACGGTAAGCCCCTGCATTTCAGCTTGTCGTACCTGGGAGTCGAAGGAAGCCAGCCATCTTTCATATGAGGGGGTTGGTGTGGCGTTGGGGGTTACTTTCCAGAACGAAATGAACTCCTCTTCGCTCGCGAAATAGATTACACAAAAATTCACTGTCGAACCTCCTTCTGTTCTGTTGGGTGGGGAATCCGCAAGCTAACACCGTCAGGAGGTTCGGCACTACAGATGAGGTTGGGACAGTGAGTATCTATTCATGTTTTCAGATAGCCCGGAAAAGAGCGTAGCGAGGCGTTATGGCAGCACTTCCATACATGCAGCTTTACATAGCCGATTATCTGGCGGACACCATGCACCTGTCCACAGAGGAACATGGGGCTTATTTGCTGCTGATGTTCAATTACTGGCAGACAGGAAGAGCCATACCGAAAAACAGACTGGCAAAAATTGCGCGGGTCAGCAGCGAGCGCTGGGGAGCCGTAGAAGAGTCATTGAGAGAATTTTTCACTGATAACGGCACGGAGTGGGTTCACAAGCGCATAGAAGATGATCTTGCTTTGGTCAGGGAAACTTTAGCGAAAAGGTCTGCGGCAGGAAAAGCATCTGTTCAGTCCAGAAGGAACAGGAAGGAAACACAATCTGCCAGCGAAAGTAACACATGTTCAACAGGTGTTGATTCTGTGTTTGAACAAGAGTCCAACACAAAACCAACTAATAAAGATACAGATAAAAATACAGATAAAAATAAAGATCTAAAAGATCAAAACCTCTTGCGCGGTGCTGAAAAAATCAGCCCCGCGCCGCCGGAAGAAAACCTGGAGTCATGCGGTTTGAATTTGCACGACGGCACCAGACCAGCCCATGCCGGACCTGAGCGTCGGCCTCTGAGCGCTGGTGTGCCTGAAATGCCCCGTCCCGATGACCCTGAGTTTATCCGGCTGCCGCTGAACGACGGTTCTGAGTTCTCCGTGACCGAATCACTGGTTTCCGAGTTTGAGATGCTGTATCCGGCGGTCAATGTCCGGCAGGCGCTGCGTAACCAACGGGGATGGCTACTGAGCGCCCAGCGACGTCGGAAAACCGCACGTGGTATCAGAAAATTTATCACCGGCTGGCTGGCGAAAGACCAGGATCGGGGAGGCAACCGTGGACGCGACAGTCCGGCACGAATCCAGGAACTATCACCGCCGGACAACACCATTCCACCGGGTTTCAAGGGGTAACACACCATGAAAAATATCGCGTACAACGTGATTCTGGAGCGTTTTCGTCGCCTTGCACCGCCGGGTGCTGCCGCTGCCGCGCCGTACCGCAACACCGACGAGTGGCGTGCATGGCTGCTGTCCGAAGAGCGCAAGCGCAGCGAGGAAATCGAGCGCCAGAACCGCCAGGCGAGGGCTGAGAAAATTTTCGGGCGCTCGGGGATTCGGGACCTGTACCGCGGGTGTTCGTTCGCGAACTACCGGGTGGTCAACGACGGCCAGCGCCACGCACTGAGCCAGGCGAAATCCATCGCGGAAAGTCTGTGCGGTGATGATTTTACCAGTTTCGTGTTCAGCGGCTCGACAGGGACCGGGAAAAATCATCTGGCGGCGGCTATCGGGAACCGGCTGCTGGCGCGGGGTAAGACCGTGATGATTGCTACCCTGGCCGATGTGATGCTCGGTGTCCGGGCCTGCTACGACAAGGGGAAATCCGAAGAGACGTTCCTGTCTGGACTTTGCGATGTTGACCTGCTGGTGCTCGATGAAGTTGGCGTGCAGCGCGATACGAAAAACGAGTTTGTCATCCTGAACCAGATTATCGACAGGCGCACTGCGTCGATGAAATCGGTCGGGATACTCACCAACCTGAATTTTGACGCACTGAAGGCGCTGGCGGGTGAGCGGGTGACGGACCGCCTGCGGATGAACGGCGGGCGCTGGGTAATTTTTGGCTGGGAAAGCTGGCGGCAAAATGTGAACCAACACAAATAATTTTTCAGGAGAAAATTTTATGGAATCTGTACTTGATGCGCTGAAAGCGATGGGAAAAGCCACGGCACGCGAAATTGCGGCAAGGCTGGATATTGAGGTACGGGACGCACTTGAAATGCTGAGTGAACAGCAGGAGCTGGGTGCGGTCGAATTCCAGAATGGTTACTGGTGGGGAGGCACTAACGTGCAGGAGCTTATGAATTCCGTACCGGGCACTGTCGACACCTGTGCTGAAAGTGATACGGTGCGGGGGAGTGATAACGTCACAGTGGCACTTACTGACAGCCTTCAGGACAGCCTGACGCTTCCGACGCCGAAAGAAATTTCTCGTGTCATCCGCAAACTCAGAAATGCTTTAAGCCAGGCTGAACAGGTCCGAAAAATTGCCATAGCCGCGAAAAAACATGAAAAATCGATGAGCCGTATGACCCGATTATTACAGGAATTGCAGCAATGAAAGATATCAACACCCCGCCGGAAGTTGTTGAGAAAATTGAAGTGCTAATCAAAGAGCTTCACCGTGTTTGTGTTGAAAACGGCGTGCCGCTTGTCATTGCTGCGTTAGTGAGCCGGACATCGACTATAAGGGGGGATGAGGGCATTAACAGGCTACTTTCGTTTTATCTGGATGGTCCGACAGGACTCACGGATTCATCGATGCTTGCCGCCAGTGATATTTTACGGATGCCATGTGTTCCTGATTCGTTTATTGCCGGACTGGAGGTGCTCAGGGAAAAAATGAATCAACCTTGCGATTGTCCTGAATGTCTTGCGGGGCGATCCAGAATGCACTAACAGAGGGAGGGATATGGTATGAAAATTGAGTATCAGGATGCTGGCATGGAGGCCAGACTCATTATTACCGGCACCATTTTTAGCGTACGAAAACACAATAACCTGGTGGACAGGATGTTAATGCGTATTCCTCAATTGCGGGAAGAGAGTGAAGGGTTTTTTATTCAGACCACCTGTATATACGGATGTGTCGCTGATGTGCTACTGGCAGAAGAAATAGCCAAAGAACACGGGTATGTGGTTAAAACAGGATAGTATCACAGACCGACAAATCCAGGATAAATCTGCAATACACGAAGGTTGTCACCTTTATTGAACCAGGTTAGATTCTGGCTGTTTTCATTGTTATGGATGCACAGGAGATATAGATGTTTAAAATCACCGCGACGATTATCAAGGCCGGAAATCCGCCCATTGGATGGTGTCGATTTTCTAAGGAAAGGCTGACTCAGACGCAGTGTGAAAAAATGTTCTTTAAAGCGAAAGAGGCTGGAAAGTCATTCGGGGAGAAGGTGATACTGGACGATTTCAGGTGTGAGAAGGTACAGGAGCAGGAGCGAAGGGCCGGGTGATGAACTGCCCGGCTCGCAGTTGCTTACATAATGGCTTGTATTCCATTCTTCTCAACGACAGTTAACAAACGCAGGGCCGGACCTCCCGGTTTTTTTACTCCGCGCTCCCATGAAGATACCAGGTTTTTGCTGACATTGAGATAACGGGCAAAAACAGGTTGTGACAGATGCTCGCGCTCACGCAATGCCCTGATTTTTTCCGGCGTCATGGGAATGATGGGGGACAGGCATGATTCATCAAACTGGCGCATGGTTTGCTTGTCCACAACACCAATTTCATGTAGAGCCTCCATCGTTTCATGGATGGCTGCATATGCTTTGCTGCGGTATTTTTTATTCATCGAACACCTCCGTTAACTGGCCTTTATCAATCGATATGTAACACATAGTGTTACATATACTTTCGGACTGCAAGTGTGCGCCAGATGCTCTTGCTTACATGGCTTGACACCTACTGGCTGCGGGTGGTTGATTTAGTTGTTATATTTTCACAAAGGATGAGAGATAATGAACGAGCTAAGGATCAAACGACTACTCATTGTTTCTGTTATCCTCAATGCTGTTTTGATATTTCTTTTTGTTCAGGCTCTATCGGGTAATATTAACCCAAAGAAAGACGTTGAAAAAGTTGCAAGTAATGTGCCTATTATTTCGCCTTTGTGTGAGTTTGAAAAAGAGTTAGATGATAACTGGAAAGAGAATTTTGGGAAGGACCCCGATAATTACAGAGAACACAACCCTGCACCATGTTATTGGGTTAATCCCATAACGAAAAAATATTTTAAATTTGATAAAAACATAAGAATCATGAAGGATAAACATAAAGATGATGATTCAGATGATGATTACTTTATTTATAATTTTGCTTATTCAAATACACCTTATATTTCTTTGCTTGATTTACCTAATTTCAATGGAGCATCAATGGATGAGGTGAAAAAAGCATTTTTAGATAGCTATAAAATAAGGCTCGTTACAAAAGGAAATTATATAAAGAGAGATGGCGTTGAAGAGTGGGTTGGTTCCGGCTTTAGTGTAAATAAAGATGGTAGTGATGGTGATTTTGTTATCTTTGCAGTAGCTAAAAAAGATAATGAATTTTGGGTGTTATATGGTTATTATCACTCCAGATACAGTACATACAATGATAAAAGAACGATGAAATTGATTGATGATTTGATTGAAACTCTTTAAGCCTCTTTATAGAGGCTTTCAATTTAGTATTCAGGCGGGGTGCCGTATCTGGTCTCCCCCAACTGTGAGGGAAGACAATGCATCACTAAAAGTATCAGACCACCTACATATGGGATAAACATTATTAACTGACACCATCCACTACAACCAATATCGTGCAATCTTCTTATTTGTAATGCCAGCATGGGGGTAAGTATTAAAATAAAGTATATAGCGGTTAAATAGAACGTGTAATTATCAAGGTTGTTTTGTATTTTTATATCTAAAAATATTGTTATGCAGCATATGATTACATTGAATAGCGTAAACCACCAGTACTCCCTTCTGCTAGCTCGTCCTGAAAATTTTGCATATTTTTCAAAAACCACTTTTTCATACCAATATAAAGGTGATGGTTTTTTCTTTTTAGGAGTGACGATATCCATAGAATCTCCTTTTATGTCGCGTTATTGATAAGGAGTAATATTTCCAGTAGTTTTTTATGGGCGGGTAACGTGCATTCCCAATAACAGCTTTATGCTAATGATGTGGCTGTCTATCAGTACCCGCCCTCCATTCTAAGAAAAGTTAATAACAAGTCCCACCCTTATGATGCGAGCCAGTGCCACCATGTGGGTGCGTACCTTTAGGGCAAGCAATTGCATTCACTGACATTGCCCCAAATGCCAGAATCAGGATCATCGCTGCGATTTTTTTCATAAACATTCACCTTAGATTATTGCGGTAAAATTGCCGCAAAAATAGCCTATAGCCTTCAGCTCGACTTTTTCAATAGCAAGTTACTTTACAATACCAATGAAGCATGTATTATTCTCAGACGAGGCGTCGAAACCTCTTTATCAGTGCGGTCAGAACCAACCCCGACAGTGTTGGATTTTTTATGCCTGTCATTTTGTGGGCGCATTACGCGGTCACACCCCGATTTATGTCGGGAGGGCGACGAATACAACACCCGCAAGGGGAATAAGTCCGCGGTCTCACTGAGCCGTTTCGAACCTCCCGGCACCACTCCGATAGTGGTACTTCGAAAAAAATCAGTGAGGTCATCATGACTAGCCCTATCTCTACCGTTATCCCTGAGATAACCATTCAAGGCAACCGCCCTGTAACAACTTCTATTGCTGTCGCTAACTTTTTCGGCAAACATCATAAAGATGTATTGAAAAAGATTAGGATGCTGGAATGTTCACCAACTTTCACGACGGCGAATTTTTGCGCCGTCGCAATAACCACTCAAGCAGGCTTTGACGAACGCGAGACAGAAGCCTACGAAATGACCAAAGACGGCTTTGTCTTCCTGGTCATGGGGTTTACGGGGAAAAAGGCTGCACGCTTCAAGGAAGCCTACATTGCGGAGTTCAACCGCATGGAAGAAGAGATCCGTCAGCAGAAGAACCCGGTAAACGGTGACATGATTTTCGGGGATTCCCGTACGCTGGTTATCCGACTGGATGAGGCTGGCAATATAAAATCCACGGAAAAGGTTTCCGGGGATTCAATGGTATGTACCTTCCAGAGTTTTAAATTTTGGGTAGAACGTAACGGTTGGCTGGTGATCCGCCGTGATGACCTGACGGAGTTATTTAACGAAACGCTCCGGAAAATCGGGCTTCCGGCAACACTGCCAAATCCACAGTAGTTAGCTTATAATCTTCCTGCCAGCCTGAACAACTGGCACCTGTCGCGCCACCGGAGAACCCGATGGCGCAATTACAACTGGTCAAGCACACCTCATCAGGGATACTGCTCCCGGCGACGCCGGAGAGTGGCGATTTTTTGCATTCCGTGAAAATTGGCGAGTGGATACACGCTGATTTTAAACGTGTACGCAATTACGCCTTTCACAAACGCTTTTTCAAACTGCTACAGCTTGGATTCGACTACTGGACACCTGTTGGTGGCTCGTTGTCACCGGATGAACTTCAACTGGTAAATCGCTTCGTTGGGTATCTCGTTGAGATGTCCGGTCAACGCTATGGTGAGGTGTTAAGTGCTGCTGCTGATGAGTTCCTTCTGCTGGAAGGACAGTTACGTACCAGGGACGTTGCATTGCTCAAGTCATTTGAACCTTATCGCGCCTGGGTGACAGTCCAGGCGGGTTACTATGATGAGGTTATCCTTCCTGATAATACCCGCCGCAGAACTCCTAAATCTATTGCATTCGCCAGGATGGACGAAGATACGTTCCGGCAGTTGTATAAGGACGTCTTCAGCGTCTTATGGAATTTCATTCTGCGCCACAAATTCAGATCACAGCAGGAAGCTGAAAACGTGGCGATGCAGCTTCTGGAGTTTGCGGGATGAAGACGATTTATCGCAGCAAAAATTGGCTGGCCGCAGTAGGACAGATAGAGCAATGCGTCTTGTGTAGCAGGTGGGGGACGCAGGTCGCCCATCGCAATGAATTAAAAGGCATGGGGGTTAAAACCGATGACTGCGCCACCGCCGCGCTTTGCCCGGAATGTCATTACGAAATTGACAACGGCTGCCACCTGGAAAAAGAAGAACGCAGGCGGCTAATGAATAAGGCGATAGTGCTTACAGTGATTGAGCTTGCCCGCCGTGGGCTGATAAATCCGGCAGTAATTAAGGGGTGATAATGCGCGATATTCAGCAGGTTCTTGAAAGATGGGGCGCATGGGCTGCCAATAACCGTGAGGATGTTGTGTGGTCATCAATTGCCGCCGGGTTTAAGGGGCTTATACCGAATAAAGTGAAATCACGTCCGCAATGCAGTGATGATGATGCAATGGTGATATGTGGCTGTATGGCCAGACTGAATAAGAATAATACTGAGATGCACGAATTGTTGATGGACTACTATGTATTTGGCATGACATTTATATCGCTGGGGAGGAAACATGGTTGCTCAGACACCCATATCGGGAAAAAACTTCAGAACGCCGAGGGGATTGTTGAGGGCATGTTGATGGTGCTCGACGTAAAGCTTGAGCTGGACAGGTATGTGCAGCGGGAGAATAGTTTGTGACGGAAATTACGACATTGCTCACGGGCCGTTCGTGGCCTCTTATGCATTGATGGTTGCTCACATATTGAACTGGATTCGGGATGCAAAAAACTGCATTTGGAAACGTTCATCTGGTGGAAGACCATTTAGCTATTTTTGAATTGTATTAGCTCAGACTTGATCTGACGGTTTTCACTGGCAGCACACAATCAAATCTGACAGTCGGCTTTGAGCGAACAGCAAACGTTTACTGGTGACCACTATTTATTTTCATCATTTTTGAACATAACATCCCTGTTGCGAATCGCGGTTACCGCCGCAGCATCTGCCGCAACCGCTTCTGTTGCCAGCGGCTGATCAGCCCGCGAAAAACAAACGTCCTCATGCCACGAATAACCAGCAGTGCAAACCAGATCCCCGCTACCCACAATGACCATACGCTGTTCGTAGTCGTAAAGTGGTTAAGAATGAGCAGCAGCACACAGACAACGATAGCCGTAATAACTGACCGGTAAAAACGGCCTTCCTCAGCGAGATTGCTCTTCGCCTCGGTAATTCTCTGGTCGAGCGCCTCATCAGCAGGCGCGTCAGGGCCGGAAAAATCCGCCACACTCACCTCAAATACAGCTGCCAGGGCGCTCAGTGTTTCCAGGCTGGGTTGATCGCCATTCTCGATACGCTGCACCGTGCGCACACTCAGCCCAGACAATTCGGCAAGCTGCTCCTGGGACCAGGCCCGAGCAAGACGCAGCGACTTAAATTTGTTGGTATTACTCATTTTATGTCTCCGAATGGAAGGTGGTCAGCGCACAGTGTTGCCCGGACAATCCTGCACGACCACGATCATAACCCGACAGTAACGTGACAACGGTCTGGCACAGACCTGCCTGTCAGATTAGATTTAGGTCTGTGCCATAGCTGTGTCAGGTCAAATCTGAGCTAATACATTTGGCAATCAGTGCATAGCCCTTCACCACATACACCTGTCAGTACATAAAACAGATCTATTCTCATCGAGGTAAACAGATTGTAAATATACGGCGTCAGAAGACTTATACTCAGCACCTCCCAGCCGTCACTGATATAGTTGTACTCACGCTCATTTAATCCCAGCACCATCGCCAGCTTTGCTTTTTTGATACCCAGGCACCGGGCCTCGCGCTCAAGGCGGGTTATTACGGGCAGGTGATAATCATCTTTCATGCTATTTCTTTTCTTAGTGATGGGTTGAGTGTTTTCCACCATTTGTGGCTTTCATCAGTTTTTCATATACAGGCTTCATCAGTTCGCGCATTTCTATCTGCTCATCAACAGGTAAATCAGCAATGGCATAACTAAAGGCGCTCAACATGATTTCATAGTTTTCGCC